CACTCATAGCATCAGGAGAAGAAAAATTAGCCAATGCCGATAGCGCACGCAACGAGCTGTTTGCCTGTGCTTGACCTAATTCTGTCCTGATGTTATCTATGCTTATAGCTCCACTACTTTGTAAGGCCATCTAGCTTAGTTTTAAGTTCATCAATCTGTGTCTGCTGCTCTTTCATACCCTCAATCAAGAGACCGATGAGCTTCTCGTAGCGTACGGCTAGGTAGCCCGTATCGTTAGTCCTAACGGCAGACGGCATAACGCCTAACACCTGCTGGGCTATGATACCCGTGTCGTGCCCTTCGTGTCCGTGCGCTCCCTTATGTTCGGGCTTCCAGTCGAACTCTACACCTGTGAGTGACTTCACTTTGTCAAGTGCGTTCTCAATGGGTGTGATGTTATCCTTAAGACGTTCGTCAGAGGATGAGAATGCCACGATGTCGTTGGAGGCGTCAATACGTCCAGCGGTTGCTGATGGCGCTACGTTAACACCGAGTGCCACTGCGTTTACATATACCTTCTTGTTGAGGTTTATCTGGTCAACTGCACCTGCGGCTATTACTAGCTGGTTAGATGAGTTGGTGAACATCGCACTTACAGATGAACCGCTAGTGTTGTGAATACGGTATCCTTTGGTGTTATCCGAGTGGCCGTTTACAAGTATAGTAGGAGAAGTAGTTGTATTGAATGTTACGTTATCCGTAGTACGAACGTATTGGTTCATATTCGGTGCGTAATCATTCAAGTTCTCTGTACTCCAAAAAGTGTACGGACCAACAAAGGTTCCACCTTGAAGTCTTGAATACTGAGGCGGACTCCAGAACGGCGTAATGATGGTCTGGTTGTAGTAGTTTGAACCATTCCCGTGGTTCGAAACAAAATATCCTGCCCATCCACTATATCCAGCAAATGTTCCTGATGATTGGTAATAGGTCATATTACCATCCCCATATCCAACAATATCAAGTGATGAAGAGCGACCGGAACTTGCCGCTGAACCCGTAACACTAATTCCCCAAGTGCCAGAGTTCTTTACTACCTGAGTTCCGTTAACGTATAGTTCTTGGTTAAAGTAGAATGACTTATCTGAATATATGTGAGACCAACTTCCATTCGCTGGACCAAATTGAATGTAACCATTATCGTTTACCATCCTCATACCCCATTCTGAGTTACCAGTTATGTAGGCATTATTTGCAGAATTAGTTAGACGGAATTGCGGTGAATAGATTGCTGAAGCAGATTCAATTCCTACGTTTGAATAAATCCTACTATTCGTCCAGTTAAAATAGTTGTTCCCTCCACCGAAGTAAATAGCGTTACTTGGTCTAAAATTTATAGCATTTACATTATTAAGATTAGATGTTGCGTTTGGGTCTAAGTAATATCCAGTGTCAGCAGAGTCGTAGAAGATTGGGGCGTACATCGCTACATCACTTTCCCAAGAGCCATTATCATTACAGTAAGAACCCCAGCTACTCGCTTGATTCAAGAAACCAATTCTGTTGGAATTACAATGGATTATACGGGAACCTTCGTCCCCATCGTTCATAATGATGTTTGAAGAGGCCGCACCAGCAGCGTTGATTGTTAAATCTGTCCCGTAAATAAAAGAATTTCTCGAGGAGTCAGTTCTGAGACTCCAGTCACCTCCATTGTTTAGGAAACCAATGTTATTGCTAGTATCAGCATAGACATATCCACGAAGTGTACTCTGATGATTGCTTCTGAACTGTAGTTGAACAACGCCTCCAGAACCAGTTACCACAAAACCTTCAGCAGAATTTGAATAGAAGTGAGTTCCGTATGACTCATTGTACATACCCTGAGCACCATAGTTTCTGAGCCATCCACCAGTGTAGATGTTAGCCCATCTGTATGAACCACTACCAAGTGAATTCTCGTTGTCATTATATGGAGTTACATCTACGGAATCAAACGCATATCTTCCCGGGCTATTAAAGTAAATACCAGTTGAATTACCACTATTTTCGAAATAAACCCAACCATTGTTATTGTATGGCCCGATACCTAGATAGTTTGTTGATGAACCATATATCCTTAAATACCCCTGAGCATCAAATGACCTAATAAGTGTTGAACTAGTTCCTATTGAAATACCAGAATCCGTAAACGTGGCAGAGACTGTCCCGGTTGCGCCCTTAACTCTAAAACCAGTGCCATTGTAGTATACAAGCTCCTCCCAGTCGTCGGCAGCATTCCATAGGTAATGGTTGTTGTCTCCGTTGGTTCTTAGGTACAGCTTATTGTCGTTAAGACCGGTGCTGCTGGTCATATTACCGTATGGCACGGCGTAAGTCCCGATATTCTTATCGTCCACTACTAATCTCCAGTCTCCCCAAGTGCCGGAATTCTTACCTCTGATTGCAATCTGGCCTGACCTGAAGTCTCCGTAAATTTGGTGAATCCAAGAACTACTGTACGCTGATGAGTATAGTCCCCCATCTGTCTGTCCGAATAAAGAAACAGAAGTATTGTAACCTATCTGGTTTTGGGTTACGTTATCAGGATTTATTGGAGCTCCTGAATTGTTTATGGTTAACCCATCAACAGAACCAGCAGAGCCTGCGGTACCTGCGCTTCCGGCACTTGTAGCATAAGTAGCTGTCGCAGCGTTACCTGATATATTAGTCTGGTCACCTGTGTTTGTACCAGATAAATTACTTCCAGTTACAGTTCCTGTAACATATAAATTATTTAATACTCTAACGTGGTTATCTCCATTACCTACTGAAAAGATTTCAGTACCCCACGTTTCAGTGTTATAGAATCGAATTCCATTATATTGTGATTGTGCTCCTATTTTAATACCAGTGTGAAACCCAATGCACAAGTCTGGGTAAGGATGGGTCCAACTGCCACCTTGTTGGTAGATACCATAGTTGCTTCCGCTATTCCCATTTCCAGAATCTCCCCCTTCTCCAGTAAAAGTTATGACCTTAAATCTTGTAGAGGTGTCTGCCGCAAGATTACTTGCCGTTGTTGCAGTGGTTGCAGTATTGGCATTACCTGTAATACTTATACCCCAAGTACCGGATGCCCCTGTGCCCGTTAGAGTAGGTGCGTATGAGTTGTAGTTGTTGTCGTGCAATAATCTCCTCCAGCTAGACCAAGCATTCCTCTGGTGGTTTGCCTCATTTCTAACATACAATTCAACGTCAGCACCAGAGCCATAGCTCCCTGACATTTGATACATTGTATAGCCATTGTACCCCGACCAAGTAATAACGTGACCCCAGTTTCCATTTGCAGTATAAGATGGATGCAAGAAGTCTACACGAAAACCGCCTCCGCCCATCTGATTAACTAAATCCAAAGGACTTTGCGTAGTTAGCCATTCACTATACTCAAAATAAGGTTTTAAGTATTGTCGAGTTGTGTCATTCCTTACAAAAGAAGATGCGTGTAGGCTGTCTACAGTATCGGCGTTACCAGCACTAGTAGCATAAGTAGCTGTCGCAGCGTTACCTGATATATTAGTTTGGTCTCCAGTGTTAGTCCCACTTGAAGAACCACTAAAGTTTGTTGCGGATAGTGTTCCGGTTACAGCCAATCCTCCACTATTACCGTATCCAATAGTTGCCCCTCCATAAACAGATAGTCCATAACTAGGAGCTGCTGTATTTGCAGCACCCCAACCATTTGGACCACCAATGTTAACTCTTTCGTACAACTGAATAAATTCCCCACCTTGTGAATTTACTACTCTACCTCTTATTGTCCCTACAGATATGGCGTGGTCATCAGTCTTAGTAAAACTTACTTGAGAAGCTGTGGTTGCGCCCCTTCCAGTTACACTAGCTAATGTATCTGTCTCAGTATATCCAGTTATATACCCTGAGTTATTCGTGAACTGGGATATATTCATTGAAGTTAAAGAACCTGCACTTCCGGCACTATCCGCATATCCTACTTGAACCGGACTTGGGTGATTACTTGTTAATTGCCAATAAGTACCTGTCCAATTTGCTCTAACATAATAATCAGTGGGGTGTGATTCTGCCCACAGCCTTGTAATGTTTCCAACGCTAGTAATATATCCCGAGTTGTTTGTGAACTGGGATATATTCATTGAAGTTAATGCACCTGCAGTGGTAGCATAGCTTACCGACTGAGAAGCAATGTTGTTTGTGTGGATTACTTGAACAGGAGTAACAGAAACCTTTTTGTCTGCGCTCGGTGGGTCTACTGAATCACTAATACCAGTAACCCTATTCCAAGATTCACCATCTGCGTTTCTAACGTGTACTTGAAAAGAGTTCCAGTAAGAGCCTCTAGGCCACCAGAATGCAAGTGTTCCATTAAGGCGCATAACTTTAACAGGGCCTGGAAAGTATGAGCCATAAGACATCGCCGAAACATTGATAACTGTATCAGCGTACAAGTAACCCTCCATTGCAAGTTTAAACGGAGTTCCTGAGCCATAACTTTTACCAGATACTTCCATTACGAATGAATTACCAGCCCATTCATCAGCATTGATGTCGGTCTGCACAAGTGTGCCACTGGGGAAGTCGCTACCGGAGTGAACACCACGAGACTCCTCAACAATCGAATATGCTGAATAACCTTGAAGCTGTGACGAGTTTGTAGCAGAACCTGCTGTTGTAGCATAGGTTACTGATTGGCTACCGATGTTGCTAGTAGTAATTGCAGTAGAAGCGTTTTGTTTGGCGGCCAATAGGTCCGTAATCCAACCTCCAGCACCTCCAATATATAGGTTATTATCTATTCTGATGTTGGCATCAGTCTCCCCAATAGACATAATACGAGTAGCAAGTGTTTCATCGCTAAAAAAACGAATACCGCCATAACCGGGTTGTGCGCCCATACGAATACCAGTGTGCCAACGTAGGTCTAGCTTAGTATAGTTTCCTCCATAGTTGTTTAGACTAGTACCTATGGAGTAATTATTAGGCGCGTCACCTCCACCAAACATTAAACGAGTAGATGATACAGAATTATATGCGTTATTAGCGAATGTTCCGCCAATAACAACACTATCGGATGTAGTGGTGGTTCCAGTTATAGCTGTACTTAAAAGATTTGCCATATTACTTGTTTTCTAACTTGTTTACTCGTTCTGTTAATTCTTGTACTGCCTTCAGCAAAATTACGCTTAGGCGAGAGTAGTTGACACCATCTGGCCTACCCTCATTATCATATTTTACTACCTCTGGGAATAGCTCGGCTACGTCCTCAGCGATAAGACCAATCTCTTCTTCTTTGTTCCCAATCTTATTGTAGGATACAGCATCAAGTTTCTCTACCTTCTGTGATACGCTAGGTATAGACTTTACGTTTTCCTTGTATCGAATAGATGATTGCTCGGTAAATGTTCCACCAATAGTCAAGTTCTGATTATGGTCAAGCTGCATTGCGACAACGCTGTGCTGTGCTGTTCCTGCCTTACTTGTGAACCAATAGAAACTGTGGTTTTCGGTTGCTACTCCTTTACCGGAATAGAAACGTATGTCATTACCAAATGAGGCAATGAACGCATCATAGTCAGGAGTGTCCTCCATACCGATGGTAAGGGAGTCGTAGTTTGCCGGACCACCCACCTTAAATGCAACAGTATCAGAGGATACGTTTCCTAAGTTTACAACAACAGCTCCGCTTAGTGTACCTCCCGATAGAGGTAAATAAGAACCAGTAATATAACCCTGACTTGCAACAAACTCTTCGGTGGCAAGACCTTCGAGTGCAATACTATTACCATTTGAAATGCTTAAAGTGATAGATGGTTTATCCCAAGTTAATTGCTGGGCGTCATTATCAGTATCGTAATCAGTCCACGAGGCGGTAACCGTTCCTCCGTCACCCTGAGTGAGGGTAAGTGTCTTTGTGGTAGTTCCCGTTACGGTAGCAGAGGAAATCCTGTCGTTGTAGGCCGTGTTCCAGTTTGATACGTTAGTAGATGTAAAATCTCTAGAATCCCAAAGTTGATACTTGTTGTTTCCATCAGACCAACCGCCAGTATAGAGTCTATTCGTGGTGTTGTCAAGACCAAAAAATACAGCAAAATCGTTGGATATGTGAAACGCCATAAATGCGTCATTCCCTTCGGCAGAGTAAATCTGCAATGAGTGAGCACTCGATGTCTCAGTTCCAATGTCTCCCGACGACTGGAATTTCGTAGCCTCTGGCCACGACCCTGGTGATTGCGTTGAGCCTCTTACTATATAATTAGCCCCGGCGTGGTTACCCCAGCCAAATGCAGTATTCCAGTTAGAGGAGTTATTAGCAAATGTATCTGAAGTCCATATTTGCTTTGTTACCCAAGAAGAACTATCCACATTTGTGTGGACATACATCGCGCCATAATATGTTACTTCTAATGCAAAATTTCCAGTACTACCACCAGTATCGTGAGACACCCAAACTTGTCCACTGTGACCAACATAATTTCTAGTATATGTACCAGATGCTAAATTATTTCCAAATCCAGTTGCATCACCAACATTTGTTGTTGTACCTAGTGTACCTCTGGATAAAGGATATCTAGCGTCTGACTCTGTCTCCGTGTAGTATCTGTCATCGTGATTGTGAGCAGGTAAGGATGTTAATGCGTATTCTCCAATGTTTTCAGAATCTACTACCGTCTTCCAAGAGCTCCAGCCAGCATTAGGATACAAGCCAAGACGATATTGCATAGAGTTTCCACCATACTGCTCACTGTAAGGGAAATATAATTCCGCAGACGCTCCATCGTTTGGATATGTGTGTACACGGACAACACTTCCATAACTTTGATATCCTTCATTATTGCTGACAAAACTAACTTGCAAACCCTGCTGAAAGTCTCGCCCATTAGTTGAGGAAGACCAAACGTAACTACCGAGACTTTTAAGGAGGTTTGAGTTGCCAGATGAATCAGCATACAATACGGACTGAGAACCTATGTTGGCTGTCGTGATAGCATCGGTAATCCCATATCCGGCTATTGTGGTCGGTTTGGACGATACGTTGGCGAATGAAATGCCGGTAATATAACCCTGTGATTGCACAAAGGTCTCAGTCGCCAGGCCCTCAAGGGTAACGCTGTTTCCGTTAGAGATGGCTATAGAACTTGTAGCCTTAGTCCAAGTAAGTGTCTGCGAATCAGTCTCCGATGTAATGTAGCGACCATCAAGGTCTACAGTTACAGTACCTAAGTCAACTTGTGTAAGCGTTAAAACACCGTTAGACGTGTTAAATGATGCAGACCTAATAGAGTCATTAACCGCATCATTCCAGTTACTGATGTTCGTAGCTGTAATGCTCTTAACGTGAGAAGGAACGGTTGGGTCGGTCTCAGTGTATGACTCAAGATAGCGACCATCAAGGTCTACCGTTACGGTGCCTGTATCTTGCTGAGTAAGAGTAAGGACGCCAGTGGTAGTACTAAATGATGCGCTGTTAATCTTATCGTTGTAAGCTACATCCCAAGCACCTCGGTTGTATCCATCAATTTCCGTTTCTCCAGCAAATAAACTGTCTATCTCAGACTCGGTATAATATATATCGTTATGGTTGTGAGCAGGTAGCGAAGTAAGGAAGTTCGGGGTCCAGTTCTTCCATAGGCCGTCGGAATCTCTACGTATAAGCTGTCCCGCAGATACTCCATTGATGAGCACATCGTGAAGCTCATTGAGTTCGAAGCCATTCTGTACGCTAACAAAAATCTCTCCGTTGTTTGCGTTTTTACGAGTAACAACTCCAATATAAACAAGGTGCGCTGGAGCTACAGGTTTGTTTGTGAGTCCAAAGATTAAAGCTCCATCTACGCCTAACCAAACAGCATCACCTGCTTCAGCGGAAGATGTATTTAATCCATCAATAAGACCCTCGGTAATTACGAAAAACTTACCATTTACTGCGGCAGAAGCGGCGGCTAGACCTATGGTCTTAGAAGACATAGCTTCAGATACGTTTGAGGCTTTACCTACAACCATATTTGTGCCGTCTGCCCCAGTAACATATAACGCTTGCCCTTTTGTAATCGCCACACCGGCCTTTACTTCGTGCTGTACTTTAGATACATAACCAGCACTTGTAACTGTGGCGTTAACCCAGGCGCTACCACTCCACTGTAATACCTGCCCAGTGGCCGCACTAGTAATGGTTACATCATTAAGCGCATCAATGGATGATGACGGGGTTAGGAAGTTCGGCGTGAAGTTATGCCATACGGGTACGGTATCCCCCTGCCGGAGGCCGTAGCGTAGCATTTGGTCGCTAGACGGAGAGGTGATGATTACATCCGAAAGCCCATCGAGGGGTAGTGAACCGACACTAATAGTGCCCCAATATGCAACACCTGAGCCGTCGGTGGACAACACCTGTCCGTTCGTTCCATCAACCATCGGAAGGGTGTACTCCGTGTTGACATTAATTTGAGATAAAAACTTCATAGTTTACCAAACTTATACAGCATAAGCAAAAGTACAAAATAAAAGAGGGGGCCAATGCCCCCCCCCTTCTTTGCTTAGCTATTGGCAATTAATTGTTATGAGGCAGGAGCGTCACCCTCTACTGAGCCAGCTACCGTATCACCAGTGCGCTTTGATGCTTGTAATACAACGTAGTGTGTGTTATCCGTTACCGCCCCACCGAATGTAACTACAACGGTATTAACTGTGGGTCTGGTAATATCAACAATAACAGTCTCTTGGGTTGCGTATGCAATAACCTCAGCCATAACAGCCTTAGTTCCAAAGTTGTGAGTAACCGTGTATGCGTTAGCGGCCTTTGATACATTACCCTGAGCGTCGTCAAGTGAGAAGTGTATGGGAAGACCGAGATAGTTAGCAACCGCAGTAAACGTAGCCAAGCGAAGAACTCCAGCTTGACCACTTGCATTGCTCTGCATAATGAAGTGGTCGGTCGTTGTTCCACTCGGGGTTAGTGAAGGTAGGCTACCGACGTGCAATGGCTGGTCAACCGTAGTAAATCGGTCGTTTGCCTCTTCCCATAGGAACGATACGGCGGCTGAGCTACCTCGCTTTACGGAGAATCCACCATTTTCAGTCGGGGCGGTGCCCGCCGCGATGTCAGAGTTCAGCAAGATGATGCTGTCCCCGATGTTTACCTCGTTTGAGTTAACACTTGTTGTGGTACCGTTTACTGTAAGGTTACCACTGATTACCGTATTTTCTGCGTCGATGGTTACAGTGTATGACGTTCCACCTCCCTGAAGAGCTACGGCCTCCTGTAGAACCTTAGCATCCTCAAGTTGAGTGCTAGCGTCATTCCACATCATCAGCCTTCCCTGTGAGAGACCGGTGGCGTTCTTGAACCTTACGTTGTCCCCAGTGATTTCAAGGCCATCGCTTACACCTATATTCAGGATTCCAGTGGTGGTGCCGTCCCAAGTAAGACCATTACCCGCAATGGTTGAAGCAACGCTGATGGTTATCTCCCCGTCACTACCGCCGCCGGTGAGGCCAACCCCAGCCGTTACGCTGCGGATGTCGCCGGTGATGTCGTGCCATCCGGTACCGTCGTAGTATTTTATTTTGTTAACCGTAGAATCGTATACAATTCTACCGGTGTAAAGAGCACCTCCTGCTAATCCAGTAATCTGCGAGGTGGATAGGTGCTCAGGACGGAGACCTAATGCTGGGAATCCGTTGAGCTGGAGGGAGACTAAATGACTTAGTGCCATATCATTTTTAGTTTAGGTACGCCTTCCCGCTGAATGGGTCGACGAAGGTTATGGTTAGGGTGTTTAAGGAGTTATATTGGAGGTCTCCAATAACAACATTTTCTGTGGAATCAACAACGACAGCCACTGGCTTCTTGCCTAGATTGTGCGTTATGACCCATACCGCCGATGGCATATTTTGCTCATAGACAAAGTGAGCATCTCCGCCGCCTCCGGTGACGCCCTTGACGGACATAGAGGTAGTGGGCCTTGGTATGACAATAGTATTCTGTAGCGTCGGTTGTTTGACGCTTACATTGATTTGTTCACCGCTATTTATGGATATATCGCTCATATCGTAACGTCCTCATTTACTTTGAATATACCATAGAGCCACGTCTTCACGGCGCCGGCGTTGGTGCTCTGTAGGTCATATACATATAAACCCCCTTCGATACCCGCCATAGTTGCGGGGGGCGCGGTGATGGTTAGTACACCTAAGTTGGTGCCGTTGTAGGTGAATAAGCTATCCTCGACGATTGCTGATGCCGAAGTGTCGGTCTCCCTTACGTCGAGCTTCCAGGTGTATCCGGTCAGGTTTATCACCACGCCGGCATCGTCCTTGAACGTAAGCTCAAGACGGAATGAGTCCCCCTTGCGACAGGTAATATCGACTCTTTGTGCTGTATCTAGATTAATCTGGGCTGCCATAGTGCAAATATACCAACTTATTGATTGCCAAGAATTTGAGACATCAGGTCCTGCTGCTCGTCGGTTAGCTCGCCTCGCTCGCCCTTACGCTGTGATATCAGCTTGGATTGCTCGACGGCCTGCTTCTTAACGCGGGAGTCCTTGGCCTGCTCACGCTGACCTTCTACGTTCATACGGAAATCACGCTCCTCTTGGTTTACCGCCATACGGGATTCACCCTCAGCCTTGGCGAGTTCTATCTTAAGTTGGTATTCCCGCTCAAGCAACTGCATCTTAATCTGAGACTCTAGGTTTAACCTCTGCATCTCAAGCTGTGACTTAACTTCCTCGGTCTGCGCCGCAGCCTGCGCGGACGCCTGAACCGATTGCTGGTTCATCTGCGACTGCATCTGGCTGTTCTGTGCGGCGATGTCTTGCTTTTGCTTGATACGCTTCTTACGGCGTACCACAAGTAGCTGCTCGGCTTGGTCGACGTCCTTGAGCCTACGGATGGACATAGCGTCCTCTAGGTCAATCTCTCCCTGCCCCAGCGACTGCTGGATGTTAGCCTCAAGATACATCTTATCGGAATCCGACATCTCAGGTACCACACGCACACCGAAGTTATACATAGGTAGGTCGCGGAATGATGCCAGTACATCCATATTGGATTTACCGATGGCGTTCTCGTACACGCGGTATATCACGGACTGAGGCGGCATAATCTGCATACACTTCACTATGTACTCCACCACCTTCTTGTACAGCATCATAGATGCGTGGGTGATGTCGTACGTTGCGTTGTTGGATGCCTCGATGGCCTGCTGGCGTACACCAACCAATGCGTCACCCTTGGGGGTGGATGCGTCGACGACCTCGTTGATACCGGTGGCGTCGCGAATCATACGCAGATAGTGGTTATATATACCCACGTATGACTCAATGTTACGGATGGCGTTGCCAATCTCGCGAATCGGTGGGTTCTGGAAGCCTCCCTCTGGGTTTTTGGAGCGGTAGTAGAATATACCCGTCTGTTCGTAGATATCTTGTATCTCAAGCGGTTGGAGGTCTCCTCCCTGTCCTAGCTGTACGTTCTCGAGTCCCTCGATATCGATGATAAGCCCGTCCGGCTTAGCCTTGGCTACGGACTGCTGAATCTTCAGGTGGGTAATCTGCAACTGGTCGGCGAATCCTACGATGCCGCTAACCATAGACTTAGGAATCATCCGGCGCATATTCACGGCCACGGCGCTGTACGACAGGCGTGTCCTTGTGATATCGTGGATGTTACGGGGCTGGTTGTGCTTCATCCCATACCCGTATAGCTTGTCGGTTCCCACGATGAAGCTGCCCCCGTATAGGGTGACGAACGACATACGCGTGGGCTTGCGGTCGAATACGCTCTCCTTGGGTGGCTGATATGCCATACCCTTATAGTAGAAGCCTACGTTGCCGAAGCGTGATTCCTTGGACTCATAGAACACATCGTCAACGGATAGGAACTCGAAGTCCATAACCTCCACGATGTATTCGTCGTATCCGAAGATGGTACGTTGAAGGTTTCTATCGTAGTATGAGTGAGATAGCTTGTTGGGGTCGTTGGCGTACTTATTCTGTACGTTACGTGCCATCTGCGTGTATTCTTCCTCGGTGAACTCATCGCCGGCGAGGCGTCGTAGCTCAGAGATAGTCAGTCGCTTAACGTGACCCGCGTAGGTCAGGTCATTCATCAGGGGGTCCTCGGTGTACGAGTGGATGAAGTATGCGGGGTCAACGTATTTAGCGACTAGACCATAGTTGGGGTCGTAATCGGTCTTAGTGACTCCCATACCCACCGATACTAGGTCGGTGACGGCACGGCGGTGGATGGTGTGGTTGTATTCGTTCCACTCTAGCGTTAGGTTGGCGGCAATCTGCGCGGCAATCTCAGCGTTGGTCTTGACGTTGGAGGCAAGGAAGATTTCAGCCTCCTCGGGGGTGTCGGGAATCTGCTCTAGGTTAGTCCCGATATCGAGTCCAGCCATCTGAGCCTGCTGGAGCATATCCTTATTGTCGACGTTAAACTTTACCTCCGCCTTCTTGCGCTCCTTCTCTGTGATACTAAGTGGGTCGATTGCTTCGACGTTGGGGTATGGGTTCTTAGATAGAATCTTATTGACGACAATCTTAACGAACTTAGGGATGATGGGTACCGGTGACCAGTCAATGTTCAACAGTGTACCGTCGCCATTGTTGGGGTCAAGCGAGTTTAGAATCTGTTTGTATATCTTAGTATCCTGCGTTCCGTTAGCGTAGTCGCGGTATCGTTCAAACTCATCGAGGCGACGCCTAAAAATACTTCCGTGGTCATCCGTATGACCCCACTGCGACTCGATGGCCCTAGCGTACTTAAGCCCATAGGACTTAGCCGACTTTGCCTCGGTAGATGCTAACGGGTCAGGGAAGTTACCCTGCTTATTATTTTTTTCCATACCTATTGTTTGTCCCCAGTTTATATGCAAATATACCCAATAATATGTTGTCGCCTAACGACTTACATCCTTGAATCTTCTGAGGAATACTTTGCTCGACATATCAGACGTCTTCCGCTCCTGTTTTACCTTCTGGGCGGCAAGCAATGCGAGACCTGAACTGATGGTTAAGTCAAACTTAGTCCTGTCGTCGATGCGGTATCCTATCCAGTCCTCCAGTGTTCTATCGAGGTACATCCTCCCATAATCACCGCTCTCTGAGTCCATACCCACGTGTTCGTGAATATACGCCTCAATAGCTTGCGCGTGGGACTGTATCACGTCCTGTGAGTTGGATGGTATACCCTTGGTCTTTACGTTGGAGTGTGAGCCCGGAGCCTTCAGGTGTTCGGGTCTATCCATAATATATCCATCGTAACCCCTTGATTCGAAATATCTTACTATCCCGTATTTGTTATTCTCAATAAGTAGCGAATAACCGTAGAATACCGCCGCCATAAGTATATCCTCGTAGAATATACGCGCGAGCGGTGGTCGGTTAGCATATTCGGCCACGAACATATTCGATGGGAAGCTCATATTGAACTTGTTGTATATATGGCAGGCGCCCTTGGACCCTCTGCCGTCCATCGTATTATCGATGTCATAGGAGTCAACGCCTCCGGTGCCTATGTGGTCGTTACCGGGGTATATCTTCCCCTGCTCCTTACGTTGATTGTTTCTCACCTCGTCGGGCGGAAGCCAGGCCACGGTCCACCTTCCGTTATCGTCGGGGTTCCATAGCACCTTAGTATCCGGCTTGCCGTCCTCCCACACGAAGTTACCCTTGATGACTGGGGATGGGTACATCTCCCTGTTATGCTGCAACTGTTCGTATATCCTCCCCACGTTGAAGTGCGATGACTTGGTGGAGTCGCGGAACGCTTCCTCCTCGCTCCACGGGAACTGGCGTATCACCTCATTGAGCTCATAGGGGTCGTGCATCAGCGCTTTGCGCTCGTTCGATAGGAACGTCTTAGCGCCGATTGATGTGACGTCGCCGTCCATAGTAAGCTCGGGCTCCTTGGGGTCCTCGATGATTGGCATACCATAGATATCGAAGAAACCCTCAAGCGCCTCGTATGATGGGATGAACAGTTTATATAGCCCGCTCTTTGTCCTCCCGTTCTCGTTGCGGCGCGTGGGGTCGGAGTCATAGTATAGCTTCCTGTAGTTGGCGCCCCCCTTATCCAGCGGGTTTACCGTGGAGCCCACCATAGCCTTGCCTACTATTTTCTTACCTACCAGAAGACACGTGCGGTGCACCCTCCAGACCTCGTTTATATCCAACGGGTTCTCCCACTTACCGGCCTCATCGAGGTATAGGTAGTGCAGCTTCTCACCGTCATAGGCGTTGGCGACGGAGTTCTTCCAGTTAATAATAGTATCTAGCGCCTCGGTCTGCGAGCTGACCTTATTGGTCTTGGTAATCCTCTTCGCTGGCTCTCGGAACGCAAGCTCCATACGCGGGTTGGTGGTACCATCCTGTATCGGCTTAAAGAAGAACGGGTATGAGCGGAACATAGGGAGCAGCTTCTTCATAAAGATGTTCTCCTGCGCGTCCTTACCGGTCTTTGACATAATGCCCAGTACCTTGTTTGACACCTGAGTGCCCTCGTCAGCCAGTGCCGCCCCGCAGATGTTAGTGTATCCGGAGCGTCGGCATTTTGTGTATATCTGCCCCACGCATCGTGGGTCCTGCTTGCAGGCCTCGAAGTGGATGTATATCTTACGCTGGAAGTCAAGGAAGCTCGCATAACCGATATCCATCTGGCTCCACTGTAGGAGCATATAGTGATGTCCGGTTATATAGGTAGGAACCCCGTTGTTATAGAACCACACCCCATCGCGGCGTCTGTTAAACTCCTGGTCGATGTATTCGGCGTGCTTCACCCTGAACTCCTTGGGCTGCTCCTGCCATTCGTCCATAGAGCGTATACGCGCCAGGTCCTGTGGTATGGGGAGCCTACGCCAAAACTGCTCTGCGCGAGGGAGTCCGTGGAATAGGATATCTTTTACCGGGGGAGCCTTGGGGAGCTGTATGAATATATCGGATATCTCTATTATCTCGCCCTCGCTATAGTCGGGACATATATTGACCACAGGGTCCTTATATCCCTCTATATTCTTTAGCGCGGTCATTACTTCCTGTATTTCTCAGCGAAGCCCCCGGCGAAGTCCACGTGTTCCTCGATGCTCCCGCTATCGGATAGAGTTCGTATCATATCCTCCAGTCGTTGCCTTTCCTGCAACAGCTCACGCGCATCCACGGCCGTCTGCTTTATGGACTGAAGCTCCGCCTTACGCGCGGAACCGTTTATCTCTGGGTCCACGGGCTTCTTGATTTCTTCAATCATATTATTGATTGCCACCTCCATAGAGTGCATCAGCCGTGTGGCTGCGTCTATGGTCGTAAAATCAGACTGCTTCCTTGACATACAGCAGGTCGTTAGGTGTCATTCTCCAGAGCTTTTCACCGTTTACCTCCATCGTATAGTCGGATTCTTTGCTGAAGCCCACCATATCGCCGGCCTTTACCCCCATCTCAAGCAGTTCGGGTGTGTCGAAGCGTACTACGCCCTCCCTCTTTATCTCCTTCTGTGTGGAGATGATGATTCCAGTCTCTGACGTGGGTTCTTTCCCCTCGTCAGCTATCAGGAACACCCATCCCGGAAGCACCGATATGTTGTCTTCGCTGTCCTTGTATGCGTATGCCTGCGAGCCGTATCCACCCTCGGGGTCATACTTCACTCGGTATAGGTCCTTGTCAATCTCGGCACGCTTATCCAGCACCACGTGATGGTGGAAGTATAGCATATCACCCTCCTTGGCTCCCGTGGGGAACTTAACGGGGGTGGCTACAATCTCCGCCTCACTGATTCTGTTGGCGAACTCGTTGAATCTCGCGTCAAGGAACAGCTCCACCTCACCGAACTTGATGGTGTCCTTAAACTTCTTGGGCATCCTTACGATGAACTCGTGCAGGACCTTCATCAGAACTTGCAGTCGTTCTCCACGACCACCGGCATACCGATAATCTCCTTCCACGGCATAGTACCGTCGGCGTTCTGGATGTATATAACATAATCCTTCCGCCCGTATTTGGAGAAGGTGCGCTCATCGACTTCGATGGCTACGATGGTGCCGTCGTTTCCGGCGTGGTTGCCCACGACATACGCCAAGGCATCCTTGGGGTTCACCCCTACGATAATTTTTCTAATCATAATGTCTTTAGTTTATACCACCACTACCCTTACGGAGCCAGTAATCTATACTGCTGGTATCGTTACGCTGCTGATGCTGGTATCCCTCCACGATAAATCCTAGGACCTCGTCAAGTTCTTCCTCATTCTCAACATTCACGGAGAACGCGATGTCCATTTCAGGCTCATCATCGTCATCATTGAATGTCACGGTACCGAGTGCCGCGATTACAAAACCGCAGTCACTGAGGTCGTACTTAACGATGAGTCCATTCATCTTAGCAACGAGTTCAGTGAATTCTTCGTACAGCTCTTCCTTAATATCTTGGGGGATGCTCATCGTAATGAATAATGTATGAAATTTGTATTAAATCTTATACGAAAATACAAAACAAATACAATATGAGAAAGGGTGCCAACTCAAGGAGGATGCGCGAGTATGCAATACTGCCGGCCAGGATGATATCACGCAACTATCTGAAGTACCTGCGGCACGTGAAGGTGGACGTATGCGGGGCCTACGGGCTGACACCTGGGCAGTTTGACTTTCTGATGTTTATCTACGACCTGGAGTTCTTCACCCTTATGTATTGCAGGGCTCACTTCGCCCCCATATCCGACAATAAGATACGTCTGCTCTATAATAAGCCGCTCCAGAATAGCGGTTTGGTGGAGATATATGCTAGCAGGGGAAGCATCGACTCGGGAGTACGTCAGCTATTCGGTATCGCCAAGAATGAGGGATACGCCGTCAGATACTGCCTATCACAGAAGGGCAGGCTGTTGGTGCAGAAGATATACAGGAAGCTTGAGGGTCGTGAGGCTATTAATGCTCCCGAATAACCTTAAACGGCATCTCCATAGCCGCGTTGGTGTGCGGGACGAACTCTCCGGTGTGCTCCATCAGAAAGTACCTTCCACCCTTATTCATCCAGTGGTAGCCCTTGGGGGCCTTAACCATAACTTCGTTGGGTCTCTTTAGGTCTGTGCGCTTAGCTTTCATAGCTTAAACGATTGATAATCTCAAAGTTACGAACACCAACGGTTGCTCTGTCTGCGCTCACTTTCTTTACTCCGCGCCCGTTACTTAGGCGTTTCTTCGACGATTTAGCCATTTGACTCCTCCTTTATACCGCCCGATAGGCTCCAGTTGATGTAATGCAAGATTATCTTCATATCCGCGGACTGTAGGTACTTTCCCTGTGGGATTTCAACACCGTTGAAGTAATCGTTGGAATGTTCGCGTGTGAACGCGTTCCAGGTGCTCTCGTATGGGTTATAGTGGAATAACCAATCGTTGAATGCTTCGTTTCTCATTTTTTGCTTCTATTGCGACGGGCGATAATCATACGAGCCTCGTCGTGGTCATAGTCCTTACCGTCACCGTTCCCGTATGTCCCGGCTTCACGGTTCTTTTTATTGAGGAATGCACGATACTTCTTACGCTCCTCGGTGGAGTGGTACTTGGTATCGTATGCCTTCTTCTTTGAGTTAGCCTCGGGGTTGGCGGCGTAGTATTCCGCGCTTTTACTCTTATTTGCCTTCACTGCTAGCAGTCTTTTTGAGCCTTGCCGCCGTTCTTCATATACCCCATCTTGTTGCGGACCCCCTCGGGTAGCTTAGATAGGCCCTTACTCTTCTCGGGTACGGCCTTTAGGCTACCCCCCTCGTTGTATTTTCTAGGTTTCATCTCTTCTTTTTTTTCTTTTTAAAGATTCTTGTTAGGTCAAACTTGACCAGTTTAGGTCTGTTATCGGGTCTAGGCTCCGGCTGGCTACCCACCGGGTCAACCGGCCTCTTAACTGCTATCACGGCTTCCAGAGTCTATATGAGGTCTTACCGTGGTGTTTGTATGCCTCTAGAATCTCCTTGCGGTTTCCCTTGGCGCTGTAGCTGACGTGTACCCAGTCTGGGTTGCTCTTAGTACCGAACTCCCATATCATCTGGTCGAACACTAGGTTCTCACGGATGTAATGGAATAGCAACGCGTTACCGTTCTTCTTAGACTTGAGGCTAAGGTCTGCCGCCTCACCCTTACAATGCTGTGAGGTGCTGCTACCACCTATGGCCTTATTCAGGGCCACGCC